GGGCGCAGGGTTTCGTCCATCGCGTCCAGCTCGCGGGCGCGGGCGCGGGCGAGGTTTTCCGCCTCGGTGCTGCTGAGCTCGAGCAGGCGCTCTTCCAGCGTGCGGGCGGTGGTGACGCGGGCCAGCGCGGCGTTGATGGCGTCTGCGCTGCTGGTGTTGGCGTCCACCTCGCGCAGGTATTGCTGGTACTTGGGCTCAAGGCTGGACTTGAGCGCGGCCAGGGTGATGCGGGCGGTTTCCTCGGCCCAGGCGGCGGCCAGCTCTTCGCTGCTGCGGCCCACGTTTTCAAAGCCGCCCAGACGGTCTTGCCGGCTGTAGAGCGCGGTGTCGCCACGGAACAGCGCGGTCTGCAGCTGGGTGAGGCTGTCGCCCATCGGGTCTGCGGCGCTGAAGCCGCCGACGCGCAGGCCGGTGGACTTGACGCCGAACTGCGCCAGCGTGGCGGCCACGGTGGCCTGGATGGTGGCGGCGTCACTGGCGCCGCCGATGGTCTTGGGGCCGCCTTTGTTGTTGTCCAGCAGGCTGGCGATGGCCAGGGCGCCACCCACCCAGGGGAGTGCGGCGCGCGCGGCGCCCAACAGGCCGGCGGAGGTGCCGCCGCTGGTGGCAAAGATGCCGGAACTGCCCAGGAAGCCTTCAAGCCCTGCCCCCATTTGCGCAGCGGTGGAGACGGTGGCGCCGCCCCCGCCAAACAGGCCGCCCAGGCCAGCGATGCCGCCCCGGTTCAAAAAGTCGCCGCCGCTGATGAGGGTGCCGAGGGGGTTGCTGCCGCCGCCAAACACCTGCCCGGCCACCGTGCTGATGGCCGGGCCGCTGGCGCCGGTGACGTTGGCGGCCAGGTTGAACACCCACTTTTTCACCGTCATCTGGTACAGCAAGTCCAGCAGCGTGGCCTTGAGCGTGTCGCGCAGTTTGCTGAAGGCGTCTTGCCCGCCTTCAAAGATGTTGGTGAAGGTCTGTTGCGCGGTGCGGTCGATGCTGTTCCAGACGTTCTGGAAGTCGTCGATCTGTTTTTGCATGGCGGCGCGGTCGCTGACCGTCTTGCTCATGGCCTCGGCCAGCTCGGCGTATTTCAGTGTGGCCTTGTCGATTCCGGTGGCCTCCAGCTGGCGCAGGGCAATGGCCTTTTCGCGCTCCACGTTGGACAGGCCCATGATGGAAAGCTCGAACTGAGCCTGCTTCACCATGTCCTCGGCGGATTTGATGACCTTGGCGTCTGTCTCGAATTGCTTGCTGCGCGAGTCGATCAGCTCGTCAATGACCTTCTTTTCTTCTGCCCACTTTTCGATGAGCTTTTTGGCGGCATCCTCTTGTTCTTTCTGCTCTTTCTTGAAGGCGGGCTGTTGCGCCAGCAGGTTTGCCTGTGCTGCGGTCAGTTGCTCAAGGGTGATCGCGCCCTTGGCATAGATGGTGTTCAGGCGTGCCCAATCGGCAGCGAAGGAACCAGAAAGGCCCGCCAACTCGGCCAGCAGACGGGCTTGCTCTTCAAGCTCTTTGTTCGCAGCCTTGGCACCCGCCCCGCTGTCCACAAACGACTTCAGCACGGCGTCTGAAAGGGTTTGCGCGCTGCGCTTGGTTTCTTCGGCCTCGCCGCGCGCGGTCTTGCCAGCGCTCATCATGCGCTGTTCCCAGGCGTCAAACGCGACGCGCCGGCGCTCGGCGTCGGCCGTCATGTCGCGCCCGATCTGCGCGGCCTGCGAGAAATTTCCACTGACGAACGCAACCGCCTGCGCGGCCATGCCGCCAATCTCCACGACAATACCATGGATGACGAAGGCCACGTTGCCGCCGATCACAATCAGCGCGCGCAGTGTCTCGGTCAGGATGTTGAACGGCGTTTCAGTGTTGTTGGCTTCTGCCGTCACTTCCGTCAGGCTTTTCACCAGTTCGGTCAGCAGCGGCAGCATGTCGCCGGCCAGGTTGGACGCCGTGCCCATCAGGGCCAGCTGCAGCTCGGACATCGAATCGTTGAAGGCGTCGGCCATTTCGGCGTCCAACTTCGTGATGCCCGCCAGCTCTTCGCCGCGCGCCACCATGTCAGCGATGGCCTTGGAGCCTTCGGACAGCGCCGGGGCTGTGCTGGCCCAGCTTTTCCCGAGTGCCTCTGCCGCCACGGCCGCGCGCAGTTGCGGGTCTTCAATGCTCTTGAAGATGTCGGACAGCTGGCCAAACGCCTCCAGCGGGCTCTTGGCCGTGATGCCGATCTTGGCGAATTTTTCCGGCGCCTTGCCCATCTCCAGCGTGAGCTTGTTCATGGCCTGCGCCATGCCGGTCAGGTCGCTGCCTGTCTGCTTGGACATCAGGCTGATGCCCGCCAGCTTGCTCACCGCGATGTCGGTGGTCTTGTTCAGGTCATTCAGCTAGTCCTGGAAGTCGATGGCGCTCTTGATCCACGTACCAAAGGCGGCGGCGCTCAGGCCACCACCGATGCCGCCCAAGGCGTTGCGCATCTGCGCCGCCGCATCGTCAAAGCCCCGGGCCGTGCGCTGCACGATGCCCAAGGCGTTGTTCATGTCGGCGCGCAGGCGCGCAACGTCTGCGGCCAGCTGAATCTCAAGCGTCCCAGCGTTCATTCGGTGGCGTCCTGGTTACATCGCGCGCAGCGTGTCGCGCATGGATTGCGCGGCCTGCTGTTTCGCTTTGGTCATGTCGATTTCTTCAACCCGGTACGGCGCCGGTCGCGTGCGGTCGCTGGCGCTGTTCAGTTCGGCAACGAATGCTTGCGACAGCTCGCGCAGGGTCTGCGCCTCCAGCCGCGTCAGGCGAAGGTCGTTGCAGTGCTGCCAGTCCCTTATTTCCGCGTTGCTCAGGGGGACAAGACCCTGCCCCGTTTGCATGCCAGGCCCGGCGTCGTACAGCCACGCCAGAAACCTGTGCCCGGCCAGCACCGGGGGCATTGGCGGATTTATGCCGCTGTCCGTCATACGGGTCATACGGCTGCGCCGATCTGGCGGCGGTGGCTTTGCGCTGCCCTTTGGCTCGGGCGGGTCCGGCACGGCGCGAAGCCATGCCATCTGCCGCACATGCAGGATCAGGTCTGCGCGCTCGGCGGCAAAAAATTGGCCCAGTCCCCCTGGAACTTCAGCACCTGGTTGGTGATGTAGCCCAGCTTCGTGTTGCCGTAGATTTCAGCGGCAGAAACCGGGAAGTTGCGCACTTCCTTGGTGACGGCCGCCAGTTTCTTGATCTGCGCGGCGCGGCGCTCGGCCACTTCGTCCTTGGCTGTCTTGCCGCGAAGCGTCTGCATCATGCGTTCGCTGTTCACGCGGTCAATTTCGACCTGAGCCTTGAAGTCCTGTTCGGACCCGGGGCCGTACAGCTCGATCTGCACCGGCTGGCCGTTGTGGAACATGGGCTGACCGTTGGGGAGCAGCACGTCCAAGACGGCAGTGTCAGATGCCTCGAATTGGGCGATGTCAAAAGCGCCGATTGGGTCGGCCTGGATCTGTGATGCGTTCATGAAAATTTCCTTTCGCGGGGAGGTTGAAAAGCCCGTACCCAGCCCCGCCTCCCCCGCGAAGGAGAGAACGGGGCCAGGTCGTGGCAACGGGGTGGCCTGGTGGCCGGGGATCAGAGAGTGCAGCCCTCGTGATGCCTGCGCTTAGCCGCCAAATAGGCTGCGTAAGCTGCGTCTTCATCGGCAAAAGTGCCGAGGTGGATGCGTCGCCCGAATGCCGTTATTCCAGTGACCCATTTGCGCTGACGGGTGTTCCACCAGACGCCTAGATATTTGGATGTGACATTCGCTCTCGGCAAACGTTTGTTCTGCTGGTTCACCTGCGGGCTTACGTCTCTCAAATTTGAGATTCGGTTATCACTCTTGACTGTATTGATGTGGTCAAGAATGGGGCCGGGCCAGACGCCGTAGACGTGCAGCCAAGCAAGCCTATGAGCAAGACAAATCGTGTAATCAACGCCGATTCGGACATAGCCGGAGCTATGTAAAGATCCGGCTATGTCCCCAGGCTTTACCTTGCAAGCCGAGCGAGATGCGCGCCACCGGAATACGCCCGTCAACGGGTCATAGTCCAGCAGTTCACGAACTCGCTGAGCCGTTACATTAGATACAGCCATCCGCGCAAAACTATGTGGCGGCGACGATCACGGGAGCGCGGCAGACTTCAAAGTCCACAGCGATCTTGCGCACGTCGTCCACAGCGCCGTCCTGGAATTCGCGCTTGCTGACCAGCACGTCCAGGTAGTGGATTTCGGCAGTGGACTCACCCGCGCGGGTCGGGTAGCTGATCTTCACGGAGTAGCGGGCCGTCGATTCGGCAGCCGCCTCAATGATGTCCTGACCGGCATCGCTGGGCATGTTGCCGATCACCAGGTTCATGGTCCCGTAATTCTTCGATCCCTTGAACTTTTGGACGACCGAATTGGCGATGGCCGTGAACGTGGTGACGTTCGCGGTAACGCCGTGGTTGCCGAAGTTTTCGATTTCGCCCACGGTCGTGTAGGTCATGCCCGTGGCTCCGTAGCCCGCGGCGTTGTAAGTGGCGGGCAAGCTGGCGCTGATCGCCAGCGTTGCGCCGCTCATCGTGTGGAGTACTGTTCCTTCTGCCATGATTGATTTCCTTTCGGTTTGGTGAAGCCCGTCAGCGGAAATCGCGGCGGGCGGGCTTCCCCTTGCGGGGAACTGGGCGCAAAAAAGCCCGCACGCGGCGGGCTGGTTGCTTGTTTGGTGTGCGCCTACTCGGTGTAGGTCACGCGGTAGTCGATTGACCCCATGTACAGCCCTGCCTCGTCGGTGACGTCGGGGCCTTCTGTGTCTGGAATGATGTTGTCCACAGCCACGCCGTCAACGACGCCGCGCGACCTGGGCAGCGCGGCGCGAACGAGGGCCATGACGGACTTTTGACTTTCGTAGCTGGCAGCCATGACGGTCACTTGCACCCGAGCGATGCAGATGCCGGACGAGGCGGCGACCATCTGCTGGCGGACTGTGGAAACATGCGTGACGCTGATAGCGGGCAGCGCCGTGTCTTGTATCAAAACACCGATGACGATGCGGGCCGCAGGAACCTGCGCGATCAGCGTGGCGTTGTTCGCCAGCAGGTAGCGGACGGCGCGAACGTCAGACACGGCGGGCCTTTTTGATCGGCGGGATGTAGGTTTCGACCGTGATGCCTTTGGCCTGCAACTCGGCGGTGAGCGCTTCCAGAGCCTTGCTCAGGCCGGTGTAGACGTTGCCGGTGTCTACCTCGTCGTCGTACCAGTGGCGCGGGTTTTCAGGGTCGAAGCCCGCCAGGATGATTCGTGACGCACCCATCTGCGCGGCGACACGTACCGCAGTCAAGCCGCTGTTGTGGATCTCGATCACAGTGTTTGCGTCAAGCCGCACGGGCTCCCAGCGCGGGCCAATGTAGAGGGCGTCTAGGGTGTCGTCCTTGATGCCTGTAACGCGGAGCCCGGCGAAGTCCCGGAATTCCTGCGGCCAATTGCCGTCTATGGCAACCAGCATGTCGGCGTCAGGGGCCAGGCGATGCGTGTGATTGACGACGATGCGGCGATGCTCGCGCAGGGCGTCGGCTACCTCTTGACTCATGTTCGGGCCAGATGCCAGCACGGCGACGGTCTGGCCTTGCCAGTCGGGGGTGATTTTCCAGGTGGTGGTCATTCGTCGTCTACCTCAATTCCCGATGTGTCGAGCCCGTGTTTGGTGGCCAGGCGCTGTTTCATGTACCGGGCGGCAGCGGATACGGCGTCTTGCGCGCGGCCGTCCAGCGCGGGACGCATGAATGCCTTGGGCCGGGAGCCGGGGTGCTGCACGCCTTTGACGAACAGCCCGCCGAAGAACAGGCCCTTACCCTTTTTGGCGGTGATCTTGTGCGCCGCCGTGCCGTATTCCAGCCATGGGGCAATGTGGGCATGCTTGCCGGTGGCTTTGACCTTGGCCGTCACGCGGCCGCGCCGGCTGCTGGT